CACTATGCCTGGCAAGCGCCAAAGTCCCATGAGGTTCTTAAACCTACACTACGCAAGCTCGAACCTCTAGCGTACATGGGCCCGGCCGTGCCATGCATCCCGCTCCGCTGCAAGACCAACTTGCGAGCGGCGCACACTGAGCGCACTGAAAAAGTGCGCCCCACCATCGACCATGTCGGCGCATTCGTCTCCCAGTGTATGGACGAATTCCTCGCGATAATGATCGCAGTGCCCCACCGCGGCGCGCCGACTGATTTAGATGCTTGCTACGACCGCCAGCGCCCCCCTAAGAAACCAGCTTTTCTCGAGGCGATGAATACCCTCCTCGACATCACGCATTTGCGCGAACTCAAGATACGCCCGTTCATGAAATCGGAAGCGTATGGTGAGATAAAAGCACCGCGAGAGATCCGCGACTATCCAGCCTTGGATCGTCCTTCTCAAGCCCGCTATCTCTATTCCCTTGAGGCGCCCATTTGTGGATCCCACTGGTATGCTTTCGGTAAGACGCCACGGCAGGTCGAACAAATGGTCAGCACCTATCTCGCCCGCAACCCCGGAGTTATGGAAAATGATTTCAGCAAGTACGACGGCACCATAAGCTTCGTCGCCAGAGAGCTTGAGACGCGTTGCTTCCTCAGGTTCTACTCCCCGCAATTCCACGTGGAAGCGCTGGAAGTCCACAGCAATTTGCACCACCGCCAGAGCACGACTGGAGATTTTACCCAGTTCGAGCGCCTTTCGGGGGGTTTCGACACCTCCCTAATGAATACCTTGGTGGCTGCATTTACTGACTTCTTAGCGCTCCGCAAGTCAGGAGAGCCTGCGACGACTGCTTACGCCAAGATCGGCCTCCACGGGGGGGATGACTCGCTCACCGCGATCATCGAAGAACGGCATGTCCTATGGGCGTGCAAACAGATGGGTCTTACCATTAAAACCAGTGTGAAACAATACGGCACAGCTGTGTCGTTTCTCGGGCGCATTTATGGCGCTTCCTCCTGGTGTGGTAGGCCCAACTCCGTCATCGACCTACCTAGGACGATGACCAAGTTCTCGATGACAGCCAAAGGTGGGCACATTCCCGACGCCGAGCTCGTCGCGCTCAAAGCCGCCTCGCTGAAAGCTTTGGACAGTAACTACCCCTTGATTGCCCGTTTCTGCACTCTGGTCACAGCCAATCTCCCAC